AGCGTCAACTCTGTGACAGTGTGGATGTATTCCGCATTGGTCGTTACTGCTATAAATTCCATTGTGTCAACATTGCCACCCTCAGTTGTTACGCCCACCAACCTGGCAGGCAGGTCCGCAGATGCAATTGACGTTGGCACTTGGTTTATATCTTTAGCAGTAGGTGTTACAGTTGCGCCAGCCTCATTGGTATAACTAACACTCAAATTGGTTATTGCATCCGTAACAGCACGCAAGTTACTAGCCATTAAAAAGCCCTCATCACATACGGCATAAGAATGCGTTCCACATCATGCGGTAAAGCTGACGGCAAGATAGTGACACCATCCACTATTAGCGGTCTGTCTGCATCGCTGTTTGTGTCTCTTTGCCTATATAAAAACGCACTCAGCCTGGTTGCAGCCTGCACTATGTCATTAGGTACAGAACCACTAACTGAATAGCCCCATTTGGCATTGATGGAAATAGCATTAGCCATATCGCCATTGCTTTTCCCTTGCCACCAATTACTAGAACTTTGTAACATGGTTAGCCCATAAGATGGATAAGAATTAGTAGGGGTGACTATATAGTCAGTATCCGCAACCAGTGCAGTACCATCACCATTAGTTACTGATGTTGGTTCAGCCGCTAATTCCAAGCCTTCAGAAAAGTACAAATTGCGCCCATCAACATTAGCCACCGCATCAAACTTTTTTACGGTCGCACTGCTTACATCAAACACACGCCCTGTAAAGGTTTCAATGATCTTTTGCGCATTCTCCACCAGATCATCCAGCAAGTCATCATCACCAGAACTACTAACACCGAGATAAGTTTTAACTATTGCTGTCGTTACTAGCGCCATGTTTTACCTTCTTCTTTTTGTATTCGATAGCATGACCAGCTTGGATGACATCTTTGGCAAAGTCTTTGCTAACTTCCTGCACATCACCTTTGCCCATTGCAACAAGTTTGCCATCTCTGCCAGCATCGTGTCCACCAAAACTGCATAGTGCTTGTATTTTTACATTTGCCATATTTATTCCTCCATCTTGTGGGTGGGGTTGCCCCCACCCACTTAGATTATGCTTATTTGCGCCATAAACGCCTGTTCTAGCCGTTTATATGGCTATTTGGTACTAACCCTACTACTAAGCGTTTTGTGCGTATTGGAACGCTTCCGCCTGAAGGACATCGCCTCCAAACCTGATATTGACGAAGAACCCGACTTGTCCATTCCCCTGATAGAGATAGGGGTTACGACTGATGACAATTTCGTTACGGTCTACAATGCCATAGTATTTCCAGTTACCAACTACGATCACGCTACGTCCAGAAGCCATTGCTAGTATCTGACTGGAAGTGTAAACGGGTTGACCCCACAATTCCTGTCCTGACCCACTTGCTCCACTACCCATTGGGGTAGGCATGAATAAAAAGTCGTTGCCTGTCAAGCCTCTGATAACCGCAAGAGTAGATTGGTTTGTTGCCCAAGCTACTGAGTCGCCTTCCTGTGCATACGCTCCTGGCAAAAGGTAGAACAGCTCAGGTATTTCGCTGGCTGCAATAGTCGTTGCGCTATCAAGTGTCAGTGCTGCTGTACCGCCAACTAAAACACCTTTGGGCTGACTGGAGCCTGTTCCCTTAAGAAAATATTCATTTTCTATGTCAGCTGCTGATCTGCCCCACATCTGAGAAAGGAAACTTTCCAAATTGCTCTTCTCGTCAGCCAATAACTCGTCACTGACCTTCGTTAGGTTCGTGAATTTGTAGACTGATATGCTATTGCTGGTGAAAGTTGGCTCACTCTGGTTGACTGCGCCTTCCTCTGCAGTCAAAGCAAAACCACCTGTTGCATTTTCGGATGGTACTTGCACGCTGTCATTAGTTGTCTGGATAACCATTGCACCTGCTGCACGTGCAATACTAAGGTCATCACGTTTGGCTATAATGGACTCGTGTAAGCCTTCCGGGACAAGTACCCCGCCTTCGGTCGCCGTTGATTCTTGCAAGGCTGCTTTCGTGTAACTATTGTCTGCACCTGTTTTGACCCAGTGCATAAAGGAATCTGTTCCGTCATGATCCCCACCCATCTTTGTTATTTTCTTTACTGCTGGTGCTTCGGTCAAGATACCGCCACGTTCGGCAGCCTCTGTTTCCCATGCGTTCTTGACTGCGTCTTGGGCAGCCATATTCAGTTCAGCCTTGAGTGCATCCATATCAATTACTGGTGCTTCTGGCTGTGCTTCTTCTGTGGTTTCCTCAACCACTTTTTCTGCATCAGACATTTTAATATCTCCTTTAGTTTCATTTGTAATTGCGTCCGCTTTTGCTGGTGCATCCTGGACTGACATTGCACCCTTTGGTAGTTCACCCTTTGGTGCGTTATCCTCTGCCATTTGTACGCCTGCTTCTGCGTCTGCATTTATTACTATTCCAAGCGCCTTCAACTGCGACACCCCAATGGTACGAGGCTCTGCAGGTGTTGGTGTCAAACTAACTTCATAAATAGCCCAGCGTTTTATATTGCCTTTCAACCGCTCCACCAGGTGTGAGACACTCCCTGAGCTATAACCTAGTCTTCCTGACTTGACCAACTCTAGTATTTTCTCAGCATACTGTTTACTGCGACTGATCTGGGCTTCCATCCATAAGCCTGCATCACGTTTGTCGATCTTGGTCACTTTACCTAACACGCTTTTGATCTCCTGCGCATGGTCATAAAGCACCACTGGCTCAGGAACTACGTCTAGCATGAAATCTGTATCTTTTGTGAACGTATCGCCTTCCAGGTCTTTGCCACCATATATCACACCGTAACCTTCAACTGTAAAGCTATCATCGCTAATGGACTTGATATGTAGTGTTTTGTCGCTGTATTCTTCCTCAACACCCACTAATTCCTCATAGCGTGCATGGGTGGAGCAAGGCATAAAATATTCATTGCCATCATCATCCATAGCATGCGCACCTTCGCAACCGATCTCCTCAGCCCTTACCAGTGCTTCTTCTTCGGTGCTGTACATATCTTTTACATCTTTTTCTGCATCGTCTATGTCTGTCTCGTCCTGCAATGCAATATTCAAAGCTGTTAAATAAGCCTCTGCGGCCGTCATGCTATCGTAGCATTCCAGCACCTCATCTGGCTCTAATTTCCAGACACAATATTGGTTTTCTTGTTCTCTTATTTCGTATGGCATAATTACACCTTTGCTTTAGTTTGTATTCTTTTTGTTGTCTTTTTTGTCATTTCACGCATTGCCCTGCGTACCTCAGTTCTAGCTACCTTCCACCTGTTTTGATGGATGCGGGCTTGTTTGCGCCCCTTAGAGTTACCTGTAACGTACATGCTATATCTGCGCCCTGTTTTCTTTTGCACAGCATCTGTTTTCAATGCTGCTGTTCTGACCCAATGTCCGCCACCACTTGTTCTTTTAGCTTTAGTGACTTTGACGCTTTTCAAAAACCTAAATGTTCTCTTGTATTTTTGGTTGGGCAACTCGGCAGGATAATGTCTTACCTTTTCGGCTGCCTTTTCCATAGCTTTATTCAAGTCCGCATTTAGCATTTTAGGCGCAATAACAGTCAGCACTTTTAGCTGCTGTCTGATCTTGCTATCGTCTATGGTCATGGTTATTCTGGTCATAATTAGTTGTATGGCCCTGTGCCAGTGAACGGTACTGGCAACCCCAATGCTACCAACCTAATCTTACAGCCACAATTTGGGTGTGCTGGTGGCTGCATAAATAATTCCCCAGCAAACTGTGCTGCAGCACCTGCACCGCCTGGATGCTCAAAGTCTGCGTTTAGGCTTATGCCTTCACCAACCCTGAAGCGCATTGTCCCCAGCTTGGCACAGATCGGGCAAACCCTCTCATCGCCTCTAGTGATCCAGCGTTTATGAACTGTTAAAGTACTGGCTGCAGCCATCATCAGCTTGCCTTTATTGAAAGCCCTTGTGGCTTCTGTGACCGCTATCATTTTAGCCCTGCGTGGATCAAAACCCCAGCCAGCCTTTTCCAATGTGGCTATTAGTTCGCTAAATGGCAGGTTGTTTTCTTTCCATTGCGCAATCATCTTGGTCAAGGTTTCCCTGCTGGTGTGACCCAACTCCTGCATTAGCGTTTGTACCCTTTGTGTAACCCAGCCAATTGCGTCACCTGCCACGCTGCCAAGATCAATGTCGTCAAGTGCTTTTTCCTCGCCATAAAACACATTGATCTCCTGGTTGCCCACATCAACGCCTAATAAAATACTGTCATTTATGAATGCGGTCATGGCATCCTGCACATACTCAGCACCAAGCTGCAACCGTTGCACCGCATTATCTACCTCTTTTTCGTTGGGCAATGCCAACCGCAATTGCTTTTCTAGTGCCTCTGCTATCAACTGTTCGCCTCGTTTTTCGATCTTACTAATGTCACGTTCTGCCCTGTTATCTATTCGGTCAAACTGCTGGTTCAGTGTAGCTTTCCCAACCCAGAAATCTGCGAGGCTCGAAAGCCTCTTTGACCTCCTTTGTGGTACTAGCCTTTATAAGATTGTTATGTATCTGGTCTGCCATGTATGCCGGTATATGATGTGTTTCAAATTCACGTTGGTTACTTTTGTTTATGTTGCGTAATGCGAACCGTTGCCAGGTGGCTAATTCACTTGCTACTTGTGCGTCTTCAGCATCCTGTTCCACTACTACTTCCACAGGTGGTTCGGGTTTGTTCTCTAGTGGATCATAACCCAGCATTGACATTGCTTCCTCAAGTGATACACCAGCCGTCACCAACTGCAATAAACTGGCTGCCCTAAGTGACTCATCCTCTTGAAATACATCAATGTTTTCTGGGGTAAATTGCAAGCTGTAGTCTGTACCGCTAAACAGTTGCATGTTTATGGCGTTCTCAAACATCGGCAGTCTAGGTCTTATTGTCATGTGCCAAAAGCTGTGGAGGTCTGTAACCGAAGTGGCGTAGTTGGCAGCGTCCGATTCTAATATTGATCTGGGAACGCCCAGCGCAGCCCCAATGTCCAGCGCCACATGGTCACTAAGTTCTTTCATCGCTAATGACTTGATCTCTGGTGTTAGCGTTTTGACTGATATATCACCACGTAAAAACAAAGTGCGCCA